GACGCGGGTGTTGCGGTAAACCGCAGGTGCCACCGAAATCTCAGGAGGCTTCAGCACTGGGTTCAAGAAAGTACAAGTCAAAGTGCCGCTGGGGGCCGATATCCGCTGTCCGGTGGTGTAACCGCAAGTTATAGCTGCGAGTTTCTGGTTGGCAACACTGGACGTGACAGTTGTGACACAAGTCAACAAGTGTGGGCGGAACCAGCCGCCCTCTTGGTCCAGTGGGCCAAATGCGCGGAACACACGCCGGGTTGATGTACCCAGGATCGATTCTTCCACAAAGGTTCGTTCTGTGGTCTCTGTGGTGTTGAAACCTGTGCAGAAATAACACTGAAGTGTCCAGGCCCCTCCATCAAGACTGCCACCTGTGGTTTCGATCTCAACCTGGCCATACGTCCCAGCAGGGACGTAATACCAGATCCCGCCCTGCTGATCCTGAGCCAGCGGGTAGGGTGAGACTGGACCGGACGCACCGATTGTTGCATACAAATCCTCAGGTGTGTCCTCCAAGGTGGTCAAATCCAATGTGATGTCCGAGAAGATTGGCATTAGTGGCATTGCAACTGTTGCACCTGCCACCGAATTGGTATAACCACCGCTGCCGACAAAAGTGGCTGTCTTGTAACCCCATACGGGCACAACCGGATCACGGCGAATCAAGAACAACGTTGAGCCGGACTCCGGTACCCCAACCGTTGCCGTTGCAGTGAAAGCAAGGGTTGAGGTCCGCTCTATGTTGGGGAAAGTAGGCAAGCGAAGCGGGGGGTGGTCACGAGGCACAGCCTGAAGCTGGGCCAAGGATGAGAGACCGCCTGCCGCTGAGCGTACTTTCCGATAAGGCATTGCAGTTCTAAGCTCGATTGAGAAGGCACCACCTCACTGCTCGTCGACCCAAACCATGTGCTTAAGCACCCAATGATCAAGCACATGGGGAAGCCCAGTGGCCGCATACATCCGTACATGAGTTATACAATCTTGGATGTCCTGGGCGGTGACAGAGACGCAGGTGGGAACAAGGTCACCACGCTCTGCATCCCGATACACAGAATAGGCAAGGGCTAGATCCTCCAACGTCTGCTGATCATAATGTGGCAGACTGAGGCCGCGGGTCATCCACTCCCACGGCTTGTTGGGGTCCATCTTCACGGGCGTGCGCTTGGCGCCATTGTGGGCTTTCACCCAACACTCGGCAATGTCAGAGAGGATTGGGACATGTGGGCTGCAAATCTTATGCATATCCATAATGCCAGTCATCCATGCTGCCCCGTCTCCTTTCGTCTCAGCTTGCCAACCAAGCTTGAAGAGAGCCCTTCCTATCGTTCGCGACCAAAAATACCGCCCAGCGACGCGCACCGGGCGGTGGCCAAGGAACACTGCATCAACAATGCGGTTGGATGCAAAAGCCTTGGCCTTGAAACCGAAAGAAGCGATGTTCTCCCGTAGCCGAGCGACAAATGACGAGCGTGACTCACCACTCATGCAGGGGAGAAACGCGAGGGAGTCGTCGCCACAAACTGCAAGGCGAATGACATTGGCAAAAGCAAGACAAAGGTCTGCTGTTACCTCCCGCGCGCGTATCTTGTACCAAGAAGCACAGTATGAGATGTACGAAGCCATCCCATTCAACACGCCGTTTGCGAACGCCGTGTCGTCTCGGCCTGAGGCATTCATGGTGCCTCCTTGGTACTTCAACTCACCGCAACTGCCGGCTGGTTGCCTCCAAATCTCCAAGACCCGACGAAAGTCAGGGTCTTCACGCAGTCTCCCATAAATGGACTCAATAAAATCCCAGGCGTCATCACCAATGGAAGAATCAAAACTGGTGAAGTCGCACCAGGCAACAGTGGGCCGGGAATAACGACCAACAGACTCCTGGAGCCAAGCATCTAAACGCTGCGGCGTATCGCTAGCGTAATAGATGTGGTTCCGGTAGTGCCAATCCGTTTTTAAGGCCTTAAG